GGCGTGCGCAAATGAATATCACACCCGCCACAGCCGCTGCCGCATACCGCAAAGTTCAGCCCATATCAAAGATGCCACCTATACGTGATTATAGCGATAAATACACATTTCACTTGACAGAGCATGAAATGTTGTACCTTGACAATGTACTGCAAGACGCTGAACGCAAGCACATGGAGACTGGCAAGGCGTTGAAGGAACTCAGGCATTTATTTAATGTGCATATACTGCCCGGAAAATACAGGGGGTTAAGATGAAAAACACCCGCGCACATACGCGCTACTATACTTCGGATAAGCAGCTAGTTCCTGGTGCAACAACAGTCCTTTCCCTGCTTGCCAAACCCGCCCTAATCAAATGGGCAAACAATCTAGGTTTACAGGGCATAGACAGCAGTAAGTATGTCGATGCTGCCGCACAGATAGGGACTTGTGCCCACTTACTTGTCCAATCGCATCTATCTAAAGAAACACCCAACCTATCTGCCTTTTCGCCCGACACTATCAGCCAAGCGGAAAACAGCCTATTATCATTTTATGAGTGGGAGAAAAGCCACACACTTATACCGTTTTTTCTTGAAAAGTCGCTAGTGAGCGATAAACATAAGTTCGGCGGCAGTATTGACTGTTACGCCAAAATAGATGAAGATATGTGGCTTATCGACTTTAAGACGGGAAAATCTGTCTATGACGAAATGGCAATACAGCTTGCGGCATATCGGCAATTGTTGCGGGAAAACGGCTACCCTGTTAAGGGGTGCAGGATTCTACGAATTGGGCGGAGCGAGGACGAAGGTTTTGATGACAAGGTTTTCAGTGCTAGTTTCTTAGACAAGCAATGGGAAATCTTCAATCACTTACTTGCAATTTACTGGCTAAAAAAGGAGGTGGGTTAATGTCTCGCGTTATAGCCGTAGCTGGCGAATCTGGTGCTGGCAAGACAACTGCCCTGAGAACTCTTGACCCAAAAACCACATGCATAATTGATGCCGACCGCAAAGGCTTGTCGTGGAAAGGCTAGAAATCGCAGTATAACAGGGAAAACAAAAATTATATTCAAACTAGCGATGTTGCTAAGATACGCGAAGCGCTAAAAGCCATCAACGAAAAAGCCCCACATATCAAAGTTATGGTTATTGACACCATTAACACAATTATGGTTGATGACGAAATGAAACGAATGAATGAAAAAGGCTTTGATAAGTGGCAGGACATGGCGCAGAGCGTTTGGGGATTGGTCAGCGAAGCACATTTATTCCGGGATGACTTGACCATTGTCTTTATGGCTCATACACAGACAGAGCGTGACGATAACGGCTTTACTTTTACCCGAATTAAAACAAGCGGCAAGAAACTGGACAAGATTGTTCTGGAAAGTAAGTTCACAACGGTATTAATTGCTAAGTGTGTCAACGGCAAACACATTTTTGAAACTCAGTCTAAAGCATCTACCGCCAAAAGTCCTTTAGGAGCATTCAATGAGTTTGAGATAGACAACGATCTGGATAACGTCATTAAAATATTGGAGGAATACGAGAATGCGTAAAATTGATTGGAGCAACGTCCCTGACCAACAAGAATACAAGCGCCTTATTCCTGGCGGCTATGTAGCTATTATTACTGGCGCAACAGATGTGCCTGATAAAGAATACATCAAAATTGAATACGATATTGCCCAAGGCGAATTTGCCGACCACTTCCAAAAACTATTTGATGCAAAGGGTTTTTGGGCAGGGAAATTTATTAAATCCTACAGTGAAAAGTCTCTGCCATTTTTTAAAGGGTTCCTAACCGCCATTCAAAACAGCAATCCCGGCTTTACGTTTGACAACAACGAGAAAAAACTGATTGGTAAGTTTGTTGGGATTGTATTAGCCGAAGAAGAATACCCAAAGAACGATGGCGGTATTGGCGTTAGGTTGTATGTGGATAGGCCGAGAAGCGTAGAGCAAATTAAAAATGGCGAGTTTGAAGTACCGCCATTAAAGAAGCTGAAAGGCAACAGTAACAACCCTTTTGGCGGGACATTCGTTGAAGAGCCGATAGAGTTTTTTTAGCACAACAGGCTCTAATTTAAATTTTAGGAGGAAAGATAATGAATAAAGCAGTTTTAAATTGCGCCGGAACATCACGCACAACAAGTAATCGTCTTATGGAACTATTTTCCGTTATAAATAGAATGGACAGCGAAAAAGACGCCTTAGAGCGAATTATCTACCGTCCAATGCCACAATGTGCAGAAATCGGCACACCCGCCAATAAACCCGAAACCATAGATGAAAACCTTGACGCTATGACTAGATATGTAGCTGATATTGCAGATCGCTTACATGTTATTAATTCTGAATTATCTGAACGACTTGGTGAAGCTAAGATTATCTAGGCACAAAACAAAAACAGGCGCGGCTAGGTGTCGCGCCTCCACATCAAAGAAAGGCGTGGTGTAATGGCTGAAATTAGCTTCATTGTATACGGCGAACCTAAAGCGCAAGGTAGACCAAGGTTTAAGCGCAGGGGCAATTCTGTACAAACTTACGATGACCCTAAAAGCAATGAATATAAAGACACAGTATATTCTGTTGCTGTTCAGAATAAGCCGCCAGAACTTCTACAAGGCCCATTAAGCGTTGTAATCGTGTGCTTGCGTAGTATGACTGCGGCTATATTAAAATCTGCCCGTAAAACTACGTTGGCAGAAGCGGGAAAGATATTCCCACTTACTAAACCAGATGTTGATAATTACGCAAAAGGAGTAAAGGATGCGCTAAAGGGTGTAATTTGGCGAGACGATTCACAGGTTGTTGAGCTAACAGTAATTAAGCGATACAGTGAAACTCCGCGAGTTGAAATCACTGTAAGGGAGTTGTAGCACATGCGAACAAACACTCTAACCAAACGCTGCCACAACACTCCTGATGTAGCACAGCAGATAGGGGTGTATTTTAGATGTGAAGAAGCAAGGGGGCGGTTCCGCCATGGTGCTTACCAGTCGCTAGGAAAAGAAAACGGCATCTGTAAAATATGCGGCATGTATCTTGAAATTGTAACGCATAATCACGCCAACATGCATAATTATGTTGACAGGCAAGCGTTTAAGGATTCGGGTAATATACGATGGCTCTAACCAAACGCGAACAAGACGCATTAATTGACCTATATACCGAATGTCGCCACCTCATAATGCGTAATGGCGAGTGTTGGCCTAGCATGTGCATTGATTGTGCAAACAGGTTTTGTGATTTTAAGGAGGTTGGGAAGTTGGTGCATGAATATGAGAGGGAGGGGATGGGGTGAAGATTATTCGGGTGTTCCCGCGCCGTACCAATTTAACACCCACCGACGAATACGCCTTTTATGATGTGCCAGGAATGTTTATCCCTAATCATGACGAGGTACATATTTGCACCGTTTTTACGTGGGATATAAAACGTGGCGAGTGGTTGCGGGATAGCTGGCAAGACCACACAGACAAGCCTGTTAAACTAGGCGGGCCGATATATGGCGACTATCACGATGATTTTATTCCTGGCATGTATCTAAAACCCGGCGTAACCTTCACAAGTCGAGGATGCAACAACCAATGTGGCTTTTGCTTGGTGCCTAGCCGAGAGGGTAAACTGCGCGAACTAACTCCAATTCATCCTGGCAATATCGTACAGGACAACAATTTTATGCAATGCTCAAAAGAACACCGCCGCAAAACGTACGACATGCTAAAAACACAGAGAAACATTGAATTTAGTGGAGGTATTGAAGCGGCTCGATTAACCGAGTGGGACGTTGAGCAAATGCGCGGTTTAAGAGTTAAACAGATATTCTTAGCCTGTGACACTAAAGCCGCCATAAAGTCACTAGAAAAGGCCGTGAAGATGCTACACGCAGGAGGATTTGACTTAACTAAACAGGGCGAGGCCGCAAGGAATAAAATTCGGTCGTATGTCCTAGTCGGTGACAATCGCCAAGAGAACGAGGAACGATTAAAACGGGTGTATGAAATAGGCGCACTACCTTTTGCCCAATTGTTTAAGCCAATAGAACCAATAACTTATTCCAAAGAATGGACACGATTTGAACGTACTTGGCAAAGGCCAGCGGCGACAAGAGCATGCATGAAGGGAAGTACGCCATGATCCACCTTGCCGCAACCCACCGCCAACACAACACACAAGCCACATTCACAGTATCATTCGCACTGTTCCTGCTGTGCTAGCTACTACGGCGAGTTACCATAAAAAGAAGAGGTGAAAAATGATGAGTGAATACTACTGGTGGTGCCCTAATTGCAAGCAAGCGATAGACCCGCGCTGCGTAACATTTGAGGAATATCATGAGGACTGCGGTCACCCGGTGGAATGGATAACAGCCGC